ACTCAAACTGCTAGTACCTCTAAATTCATGGTATATTCTGCAACAGCAGATAATCACTATCAGGCTATTGGTTCTGCGCCTTCATTTAGATTTGCGGATACAATTACCTCCCCTACGTATACAGGTATTATTGGTTTAGCTACAGCTTCAAACCATTTTATTACAGGTGCAGTAGCAGGTGATATGGTACTTGCAAATAACACTACTTCATCTATAGGTAACTTTATATTTGGTACTGGGTCTACTGAGAGAATGAGAATAACTCCAACCGGGAATGTTTCCATTGGAGGCACTGGTAATACCTATAAATTAGATGTTACTGGAACAGGTAGATTTTCTGGTCAATTAAGACTAGAATCAACCATTACCAATGGTACATATACTTATACTTTACCGGGAGCTACAGGTACTATTGCCTTAGTGGGTGGAGCTGGTGTAGGTACTGTAACAAGCATAGCAACCACAGGGCCAATTACCGGAGGAACAATAACCTCTACGGGTACTATTGGTATTACTCAATCAGGAGCTGCTAGTGATGGTTATTTAAGCTCTACAGACTGGAATACGTTTAACAACAAACAATCTGCTTTAACTAACCCAGTAACAGGTACAGGTACTACTAACTACCTACCTAAGTTTACAGGTACAAGTACAATAGGGAATAGTATTGTTAGTGATAATGGTAGTAGAATTTTAATAAATACGGGAACTACAAATCAAAATACTACAATAAATGCAAGTAAAATTGCAATGTCGAGAACATCAGACGGCGCAGAAGTTGTGTATTTTTCTAAAAATACCGATTTAGGTACTGAAGGAACTGCTAATATTAATGGATATGATGGTATTCAATTTAGAACACAAGGAGCTGAAAGTGTTAAAGCAACCTTAACCGCTTCAGGCAATTTAGGGTTAGGAACTTCAAGCCCGAGTGTTGCGTCTGGTTTAGGTCTTGTTTTAAATGGTCAAGCTGGACAAACAAGATTAGCGTTTAAAAATAATTATACAGGCGACACCTCTGGCGATGGTGTACAATTTGCATTAATTGGTGGTTCAAGCGGTTTCGTTTTTCAAAATAGAGAATCCGATGGTTATTTTTCTTTTGAAACAAATGGAAACGAGGCTATGCGCCTTAACGCTTCAGGTAACTTATCCATTGGGAATACTAACAACGCATATAAGTTAGATGTAAGTGGTCAATCTGTAATAAGAGCAAATGCTACAAATGGTATTGCATTTCAGGGAATAGCTACAGATGGTAATAGCGCAATATATTTTAGACCTAATTATAGTGGTTATAATTTAATATCAAGTAACTATTTAAGCGCAGGTCCTTATTTGCCTTTATCATTATCTGCAAGAGAAAACACATCTGATTTATTACTCAATGCAAGTGGAAATGTATCAATAGGTAATACTAATGATACGTATAAACTTGATGTGAGTGGAACGGGTAGGTTTAGTAACAATGTTTTAATTGAAGCTAATCAAGCATCAAGCCCTTTATTCTATGCTAAACAAACAGGAACAAGCGGTTATACTGCAATACAATTTAGTGGTAACAATGGAACGGATATTGGAGCATTAACTACCTATAATGGTCAAATTTATTTTGGTAGTTGGAATGGTGGTAATGGTTCTCTTGGTCAATTACAGATAAATAAAACAACAGGTGCAGCTACGTTTAGTTCAAGCACAGGATTAATTACTGCTTTTGATACTTCTAATGCTAATGGTGGATATTTAGTATTAAGACAAAGTGCTGCTGACAAATTCTATATAGGAGCAAGAGGTGTAGTTAGTGGAGATGGTGGAACAGGGTATGATTTATATTCTGCAACAGGAAACGATATAAGAATATTTGCAGGTGGAACAAAAGCATTAACACTCGCTACAACAGGTGCAGCTACGTTTAGTAGTAGTGTTACGGCAAACGTTTTAAATACTTATGGTAGTGGAGGTTTAAATTCAACTGCATATCAATTAAATGCAAGTATAAGTAGTAGTGCTTCTGCTTCAAGTGTTGCTCCTGTTGCAAGATTTTCAAATAATGGTGGCGGTTATGTAACTAAAATAATGTTTAGTGATAATAACAGAGGAGATGCATTTATTACTCACGTTGCAGGTAGTGCCTTTGTGCCTTCTACAAGGTGGTTAGGTTTTGGAGTTGATGCAGTAGACCAAATGATATTAAATGCTTCAGGACAACTTGGAATTGGAACTACAAGTCCTTCTACTAAATTAGATGTTGTGGGAAGTGATGGGATAAGAACTTCAACTGACCAATCAACAAGTGCATTTATAGGTCTTGCGGGTAGTGCATCAGAAGGTAGAATAACTGTTAGTTCTTATGGTGGTTATCAACCTATGACATTCTACACAGGTGGAAGTGAGCGTATGAGAATAACAAGCGGTGGGTCAGTTGGCATAGGAACGAGCAGTCCTTCAAGAAAATTAGAAGTATATGCAGTAGACCCAGCATTTGCATTAAAGTCAAGCACAACAACAGGATATAGTGAATTTTATTTTGCGGATAGTGCCTCTGACTCTGTTGGTTTCATAAGCTATGCTCATAGTACAGATAATATGCTTTTTGGTACAGGTGGAAGCGAGCGTATGAGAATAACAAGCACTGGGTTTGTGGGTATTGGAACAAGCAACCCTATTATAGCATTATCTGTAAGAAAAGATATTGGCGATTGGATTGGTCAATTCAAAAATTATGGTAGTGCTGCTTATGGTTTAACTATTGATTTAAGCGGAAGTACAGGTGGAACATTAGGTTATGTATTAGGTGCATATTCACAAACAGGAACAGGTTTTTTTGTACAAAATAATGGTCAAGTAGGTATAGGTACTACAAGTCCTGCTTGGAATTTACACGTTTCTGGAAATGACATAGCAGTAAAAGGTACAAGTATAGGTAATACAAGCGTTAGAATAGCATCAAGTGGTCAAACATTAGGTACAGATAGTTTTGATTTAATATCAGATGGGTCAGCCGCTTATGCGTGGAATAGAGCAAACTTGCCATTAGTATTTGGAACTAACGCTACCGAGCGTATGAGAATAACAAGCACTGGTGAATTAGCCATAGGCACTACATCAACAAGTACTGAGGGTAACTTATTCTTAGGTGCAAAAACTACAGATGAAGGTGGTCAATTAGTATTACAAAAAGGCACCTCTTACACTTATGCAGCTCATATTGACAACTATCAAGATACATATAGGGTTATGTCAGGCACAAATACTGGAAGTGCTTCAGTAAGAATGACAATTAACCTATCTACAGGTAATGCAACCTTTAACTCAGGATTGACAGCAGGGCAGATAACATCAGGAGTATTAGGAACTGGTACTGTATATTCAAATGCAGGCGTTCTAACCAACACAAACCCTTCTGACTTTAGATTAAAAACAAACGTATCAGCTATTAATTATGGCTTAAATGAAATCTTGAAACTTAATCCAGTTACTTTTAATTGGAAAGAAGATAAAATTAACCAAGGAAAGCAGTATGGCTTTATAGCACAAGAAGTAAGTAGAATAATGCCAGATTTAGTTAAAAACTTAGGAGTAGAAGATTACTTAGGCCTTGATAAAGAAGCTATATTTACAATACTTGTAAAAGGTATGCAGGAGCAACAAATGCAAATTGAACAATTAAAATCACAATTAAATAAATAAAAAATGGCAACAGTTTATGCATGGGTAATTAGCTCAATGGATTCTTACCCTAAGACAGCAGATGATTTAACAGACGTTATCTGTGTAATTCATTGGAGACGCACAGCAACACAAGTAGATGGCGATAAAACGTATTTCGCTGATGTATATGGTACTTTAAGCGTACCAGCTCCAGACCCTGCTGATTTTGTACCTTATGACCAAGTAACAGAAGAAATGGTAGAAGGTTGGTTAAATAGTGGATTAGATACAGTATCTTTAGATGCTAATTTGGATACCCAGATTGAAAATCAAATCAATCCCCCTGTGGTGACCCTTCCATTACCATGGTCTCAACCAGAAAATAGTGGACAAGTTTTATAGTTTTTAAATAAAATTCATTATTTTTGGACAAAACACATATTGTATGAAATTAAACCTAAATGAAATCGTAGAACTACATTATGAATTAAATGGTATGACTTACACTAAAGATGGTGTTTCTACCGTGGTTTCTAATGGACTTCTAAAACAAAAAACAAGCATGAAAAACAAGCTTTATTTCCAAAGGCTTAACAAAGTAGTAGAAGTGGAAGTAAAGATGCTAGATGAGTCTAAAAAAGAGCTTTTTGACAAGTTTGGCGAAGGGGAAGGTGAAGAAAGACACATTCCTAAAGAAAAAATGGAAGAATTTAACAAAGAGTACTTGGATTTATTGAAAGCTGAAAAAGAAATAGACGTGGTTAGTTTGTGGTCAACAGATGTTACCCCTGAAACCCTAGATTCTATTGAAACAGAAGAAGTATATCCTGTTTTTTTAAAATTAGTAGACAAATAACAGAAAATGACAAATCACAGTCACCAAGCCGACATCGCTACGCTAATTAGCATTTCTGGAGCAGCTTTAACAATAAGCTCAATCCAACCATTTGTAAGTTTAGCTGCCGGTTTGGTGGCTATAGTATCAGGATTGTTTGCAATTAGATACTACCATAAGAAAACGAAGAACATTAAAAAGCGTGACGCATAATGAGAAAGGTAGCATTTTTACTACTTTTCCTTTGCAGCTGCGCAACAGTTAAAAAGAACGAGAAAAGAACAGACAGTACCGTAACTAGAACAATGGATTCGGTGCGTGTTACTTTTTACGACAGCGTTACAAAGGTGATTGAAAAAGAACAGTATTTCACCAAGACAATAACATACTATGATACCTTATGGGTAACTAAAGATAGTATGATTACGATTCCAAAGTATACAGAAACTTGGACATCAGGGACTAAAGAGAAGCAATCAGACACGAAACTAAGCAAAAAGGATTCTGTTAATACCAATAAGTCGGAAACCATCCAAAAAACCACCACAGAGAAAAACAAAGAAAAAACTGCCAATAACTTTTATAAGATATTATTCTTTATAATGGTTATAGTTACAGTTATTTATATTTATGAAAAACTGAGGAAATGAAACAGATAAATCATAATATCAAAGGGTTTGTTTGGGTGATGGGATTTATTATAGTAGTAACATTATTAATTTTGTTAACATGAAAAGATTATTTAGCTGGGCTTCGGGCTTCCTCTCAGATAATGGAGAAGCATCAAGTAAAAGATTAGTTGGTATTGTTTGTGCAGGTTTTCTTTGTTGGACTATGTACGCAAATTCATTTACAGAGGAGCATTTTGCTCCATCAGCCATATTGGTTGAATCTGTAGCTGCATTGGCGTTTGGTTGCTTAGGGCTTACAAGTGCAGAAAAGATATTCAAGAAAGAAAAAACTGAAGAATAATGGCAAAAGCAATAAGAAAGAAAGCAGAGGAGTCAGAAGGCCTCAAAATAGGCGCTAATCCGCTTCCTATTAGCTTTGCTCAGTTCTCAAAGAATCCAGTAGTAGGCACTATGTTTCTAGTTATTATAGGCATTTCGGCTCTATATGTAGACATTAGAAGTACATTTAATAAACAAATAGATGGTCAGGGAAGTAAGATAGAGAAGTTAGAAGGTAAGGTGGATTTATTGCAAGATGCTGTTCGCAGATGCGATAGCTCCCTATCATCAGCCACTACCAAATTAAGTACATTAAACCAACTTGGAAAAATACAAAATATTAAGTAATGAAATATTTATTCATTTTATTCGTTGTATATGGGTGCCAGTCAGCAAGCACTCAAGCGGTAAGTGATGAAAATAAGAAAGAGCTTGAGTTCCAGAGTTTGATGCAGGGGGTACAACAAACTAATCAAATGAGCGCTTTAGCTCAACAAAAAGCAGCCGAAAAAGAGGTTCAGATAGTGGGAAAAGCTGTAAAAACTATAGTAGGTTTAAAATCAGAAATAAACCAATTAAAATCTGAACTAGATGAAGTTAAAAGTAAGCTTGACTCTGCTAATACTGTTGATACTAGCAGTGAAAAATTCCAGTTACGCCCAATACGTTAAAAAAATTGGCGGAGAAGAAAAGATTATTATCACTAAGTCCGAAGGACAAAGGATAAATGCTGCATTTGACAGCTTAAATAATCTAGTAAATTACCAAAATAGTAAAATAGATAGTTTACTGAAAAATCATGAATCAGTAAAAGATAGCCTAAAGCTAGAAATTTCTAGTTTATTTAGAGTAAAAGATACACTAAATTACCAAAATAGAGTTAATTTAGATACGCTTAATGATTACAAATCAAGATACTATAAGAATATAGCTGTATACAATCAGTTTGAAAAAGATGTGAAGTTTGAACAGAAGCTTCACAAATTCAATAGCACCTTGTTTACATTATTAGTAATATTTCTTTACTCTCAAATAAAATAAAATGAATTTAGAAGCGTTATCTAAGAAACTGCCAGCAAACGTAATGGATGAAATACCTCTTATCATGGAGAAATTTGGTATTGATAATCCTTTAAAGCTATCTCATTTTCTTTCTCAATGTGCACACGAAAGCGGTAACTTTAAGTTTTTAAATGAGAATCTAAATTATTCTGCTGACGGGCTACGTAAAATATTCCCTAAATATTTCCCTACAATAGAAGCTGCAAACAAATATGCAAGACAGCCTGAAAAGATTGCTAATAAAGTTTATGGTGGCCGAATGGGTAATGGTGATGAAGCTAGTGGAGATGGTTTTAAATTTCGTGGCAGAGGATTTATACAATTGACGGGTAAAGATAACTATGCAGCATTTGACAAATTCGTAGATGATGATATTATGTCTAATCCTGATTTAGTGGCTACCAAATATCCACTGACATCAGCAGCTTTCTTCTTTCATAAAAATAAATTATGGGATATATGTGATAAAGGGCATACTCATGATGTTGTATTGGCTGTAACAAAACGTGTAAATGGAGGAACTCATGGTTTAACTGATAGACAAGAGAAATTTGATTTATTCCATAATACCCTAGCATAATGGCAAATCAACACACAGGCCCAACAGTAAAGAATAAAATAATTAGAGAGCTTTTATTAGAGTTCCCTAATAGTTCTAAAGCTAATTTAGGTAAAATAGCATTTGAAAGACATCCTCATTTGTTTGATAATCCAGAAACAGCTAGGACAATGATTAGAACTATTACTGGTGCAATGGGTGGTAAAAATAGAAAAATAACAAGAAACATAATGGAACATAAACCACAATTACCTCCTTCAAATTGCAAGGAAAGAGAATTTCAAATTCTACCTAAAGAGTGCGATAACATTCTTTGGCTTTCTGATGTTCACATACCTAACCAAGATAATGAAGCTATTGAATTAGCCGTTGAGTATGGTAAAAAGAATGATGTAAACTGCATTGTTCTGGGAGGTGATATATTGGACAATACTCCATTTACAAGCCATGATGCGCCACCGCCGGGACTTGATGATGTTAGAACATGGTTTGAATATGCCAAACAATTTATAGAATACCTAAAGTTCCAGTTCCCTAAAGCCAAATTCTTTTGGATTGAGGGTAATCATGACGCATGGATTAAACGATATTTAATTAAGAAAGCTCCTATTTTGTTTAGTGATGAGTATTATCATCTTCCACAAAGAATGAAGCTTGATGAGTTGGGTGTTAAGTTTTTTGCAGAGCACGTTGTTTTAATGGCTGGCAAATTGCAAATGCATCATGGTCATACAATGATTCGTGGAGTATTTGCTCCAGTAAACGCAGCTAGAGGGTTATTCCTACGTGTAAAATCAAACGCTATTATTGGTCACGTACATACGACTAGCCACCATGTTGAAAAGACCCTGAAGGGAGAAACAATTGGTACGTGGTCAGTCGGGTGTCTTTGTACTTTAGCGCCCGATTACGACCCACATGGCACTAAGCATAATCTAGGGTTTGCCCATATATTAGTAGAAAAAAACGGAGATTTTAAGGTAAATAACATAGCTATTCATGACGGAAGAATTATCTAAGGTTGACCATCCGGCACATTACAATGCCGGTAATATAGAATGTATAGATGCAATTGAAGAAGCAGTAAAAGGATTAGATGGTAAAGAAGCATTTGCTACTGGTAACGCAATTAAGTATCTTTGGAGATGGAAACGTAAAGGTGGTAAGGAAGATTTAAAAAAGGCAGTTTGGTATATTAACAGACTAATAAATGAGGACTAATGAAACTAACATCTACACTAAAAATATCTACCTACGGATGCAAGGTGGTACTTATTATTACAGATTCATTAATCAATGAAGCTAATAAAGTATACAAAAAGCATAAGATGGGTCAGGTATTTGAAGGAGATGCAGAAGGTACAGTTATCACCCCAGATATAGACGTTTACTACATGATTATAGAGCAAAAGTATTTAAGCCACAATACCCTATCACATGAAAATTACCACATGGTTAATGTAATAAAAAGTGACAGAGGTATTGTAGATGATGAAGCTGGAGCATGGCTATCAGGTCACATAGCAGAGTTTATCTACAAATTCATAGACAAAAAACAGCTACCAGTTAAGCACTAATGGGTAGTTCTTTTCTCATTCCAATACTCCCTAGATGAAGCTAGTAGATTAGCCTCTTGGTATATCTTCTGTTTATAGGCTTCCTCGTATTCTTTAGCTTCTTTGTAACATTCATTCATAAAGTACTTTGAAATTATATTAAGAGTTACATCTTTAGGTAGTTCCTCTTTTAATCTAGTTAAAAAGAAATCAATCGGTGTTTGCATAATGGTTTGTTTTTGTACGAATATACGTACGTTATTGTGTACAACTTTACATAAAGTAAAGGTATTGCTTTACAAAAGGTAGTAAAAATACTACCTTTCATATTGTTTCTGGTTTATAGTTATCAATATCAAAGCAGTCGTTTGGTGTTATGTGTTGGTACTTTCTGCTTCTTTTCTTTCTTGGTTCGTATCCCATTTCCTTAAAATAAGTTAATATTTGTAGGTAAGTTAGCTTGGTATTGGTTACAATGGTAGATATAGGCTCTTGGTCATGGTAGGTGTCTATGTATTGTTTTTGTAGTTCGGTCATGGCTTTAATCGTTTAGTAGTTTTTTACGTTCTTTAAGATTTACCAAATACAATATAAAATAAAAGGTAAATAAGATTAGGCTGAGTTTTTCTTTCATGTTTTATTACTGGTTTTTGTAGTCTAGATTTTGGTGGTTTTGGATATGACCTCCAAGTTTTAACAGCGTTTTTACGGGCAATATATATCAGGTGGTTCATTATAAAAATCTTTTCTTGTTCTCAATAGACTTGTATAATTCTTCTAATATTTCTTCATCAGTTGGTTCCATTTGAGCAAACCACTTGATACAATTTTTAATACCATTTAAGGATATTTCATTAGGAGCAGTAGAGATACTATTCTCTAGCCATTTAATAGTCGGTGTGTCCATTCTTAATTGCTTTTTCAATTAATAATACAATTACTACGCAAGCTATTGTCATAAAGGCAATGAAGCCTAAAAACAAAGCTAACAATACAAGTATTTTTAATAGTAACATGGTTTAATCATTGTAATTGTTATTAAAATATTCCTCGCTTGTCATTGGTGGTTCTCCCATAATCCTATTTAATCCACCAGATAAGTGAGCTTTTGTTATATGAGATTTTTCTAAGTCCTTAAATATTGGCAAGGTTTCCTCTAACCAATCAGAGAAATCATTTTGGTTCATTTCCTTTTTGGCTTTAATTATAATGTCTATTGGTGTTTTCATGGTGTTTATTTACTGGTTAAAAATTTGCATCTACGGTCAAGACGTGTACCTTACCTATTTTCTTTGCTTCTATTACTTCAGGTAGTTCCATGCCCATTTTAATTCTATACTTGATAGCTTGTTGGGTTAATGGTTCTTCAGGGTTCTTTCTATTCTTCCTGAAACCTTCAGGGCTAACCTTTGCTGCATATTCCGATAAACTAATCTGCTTTGTGTGTTTCATTTACTTCTATTGTTTTAATTACTTTAATACTGGGGGTAAGTTGTTTTCCATTTGCGAAGGCTTCTAAATTATTCTCAGCTTCTTCTAAATGTCTCGTTAATGTGCCGGTTATATAATCACCATTGTGGGTGATTTTATACCATACTACGCCATTTATTTCTGTTTCTTGTACTAATTCAAATTTGTTCATGTTGTTTTATTTATTTGGTGTGTCAATTAATTTAATTTCCTCTCCAGCTATCATTCCATCAATAATTTCCTCTATCATTTCTCTTTGGTCGGGTCTTAATACGGATACCTTATCTACTATTGCCGGTACACAAAAGACATCACTATTCCATTCTTCCTTAATACCACCGGTAACATTAGGCGGTAATATTGGATTGCTTATAAAGTCCCTATATATCCATTCTATCTTATCAATATAGGTTTGAAATAGCTTACTGCCTTTTGTATTGGGGTTATCCCTATTGAAGTCCTTAAAATGTTCTTGTGCCATTTTTAAGTGTTGTATAGCGGATACTATATTGGAACTTGATTTCATACTATCGGAGCAGGTTTTTTAGTGTATACTGGGGTTGGGTTATATCTTGTAAATTCTTGTGGCTTTATCCACCTATCATTATATAGATATTCTAACTTGCCATTTTTAATACGGGCGGTTGCGTTCCTTATTGCATCATTCATGGCAATATATTCAGCTACGCTATATACTTTTTTTGTCATGGGGTTAATGTTTTAATTTAATTAAACGAAGTTATGACTATTTTATTATAGCAAAATAAATAATTTAATAGAATTAACATTTAATTAGCTAAATAGTTATTCCAGCTTTGCTCTTGTTTGGCTTT